GCACCAACACCACCGCACCCTACGTGTCCGCCTTGACGGCGGGCACTTCCTTCCAGATCAAGTCAGCAGCCTCGGATGTATGCGTGTACAACTGGGCCATCATCGAAAGGAACTGAGGATCATGGCTACACCGAACAAGAAGGCGCCACTCGGTCAGGGTGGGCGCTTCGCTGCCGTCGCCAAGGCTGCTGGTGGAGGCGAGAAGGGCGCGGCTATAGCCGCAGCCGCTGGCCGCAAGAAGTATGGCAACGCAAAGATGGCCAAGATGGCGGCCAAGGGCCGCAAGGGAGGCAAGTGATGTCCGACCTGTACAAGAACCCGGAGAAGGAAGCGGCTCCCGAAGAGCTGGAGTCCCGCAACTCCGACATGCAGGACTGGGGTGGCTCACGCATGGAGCCTGCCGGTCCCGGTGGCAAGATGAACGTCGTCAACGGCAACGAGAAGGGCATTCTGGAGGTCGGTCTGTTCCGCACCATGGGCCTGCACCAGATGTCCGAACTCGGCAGCAACCACGACTCGTTTGCGCAGGGAATCTATGCAGACACCGATGGCCAGTACTCCGACTAACACCAACAGGGCCAGCGGCGTTCTCGACGCCGCCAAGCCTTTGGCCAACAGTTACGAGAAGTCCGCTGCCGTGAGCAGCGATGCAGTGAAAGAACAGACAGCGGTCCTGGGGCACAACACGTTCCGTTCCGACATCTACAAGGTAAGCGAAGGATACGTGGCCTGATGGACGATCGATTCAAGCATCACCCTCCGACTGGTCCTGCGACCATCGAGAGGCATCAGTCGGTAAGGGAGATGGCCGACTCGGCATTCAAGGTGATCGAGGACATGTGTCCTGGCTCCCGAGAGAAGAGCTTGGCTATCACCAAGCTCGAAGAGGCCATGATGTGGGCCAACGCAGCGATAGCGAGGAACCAGTGATGGCAGTAGCCAAGAAGGAAGCAGCCCCCGGAGGGCTGCTCAAGAAGGGATCTATCGTCTCCCTTGAGAAGGGCGGACGAACCCTTACCGGCCTTGAAGTCCTGGACTTCGATGACACGTTCGTCAAGTTCCGTTGGTCCATTCACGTGTCACCGCAGACGGAGATCGTCCTCGTCCCTTGGTCGAAGATTGAAGCTATCGGACTGGAAGGTGAGCGCTGATGCCTATCCAGCCGGACAAGGATCCCCGCTGCCCCAAGTGCGGTGGCGGCGCTTCGGAATGCCAGTGTGGAAGGAAGGGCAAATGAGCTGCTCCTCTACCTGCCCGACACAGGATCACGCAAGCTGGGGGGAGTGCGTCAGGTCCAAAGGCCTTCGGATCTCCCCCGCCGTGAACGGTGACTACGGCACACGCCAGAAGGCGTGGGATCGAGAACTTGACAACTACGAGTCCGCTCGTCGGCAAGGCCTTGAGCCTCGCTCGACCAAGCAGTGGGCTACCGACATGGCAGTAAGAGAGGCTGAGTCCAGTGGCTGAAATGAAGGTTTCTGTCGACAACGCTATGGCTACACCGGTAAACGTTAAGCTCACAGACGGCACCAGTAGCCCGAATGTGGCACTGCCGGGGGCCAACCTCGGCGCCGGGCTGGTGGTATCTACCGGCACTCTGATTTCGAGTGCCACACTCACGGCCGCAACGGCCATTGCTGCTGGAGCGGTTGCGGACTTCGGTTCAGCCAAGGCCAACATTGGCGCCGTGTTCACCACGACGGCAGGCATTTCCGCTGGGGCGGTAGCGCTTGAGGTCTCCCAGGATAACGTCAACTGGTTCCGCACCGGAGCACCGGTGACCCTGACTGCCAGTGCGGTCACCAACATAGCTATCAGCTCCAACGCCTTCCGGTATGCCCGTGGGGCTATCACCACAACGGTTACTGGCGGCACGGTGAGCGCCACTCTGATGGCAAGCTGATGGGGCAGTTATCGGTACACGAGTTCGAGCCTGGGTCGGACATCCTGAAGGATACCGGGTTCGAGCTTCCGGTTACTGCGGGCAACGTGTATTGCACGTTGACCCCGCCTCCCGGCAAGTACCGCATCGACATCAACCGCATCGCGTATGGCACAGGAACTCCAAGCGTGCCCAACAACAGTCACTTCTTCGTCGGCTCGTCGAATCACGTACTGTCCAGTGGTGCGATCCTTGGCGTGCCTTACCGCTATCAGTTCTTCCTTGTGCTCGATGGCGTAACCGCCATCGGAGTCAGGTCGATCAATGCTGGATCAAACAACATCGGCGTATCCGCTGGCATCACAGCTATCCGCCTGAGCTAAGGAGACCAAGTGGCTGTCACTTTCGATCAGCTAGTCAGCCGAGTGAAGCAGCAGCTGCTTGGCTATACCCGAGACCAGGCATCGATCTCCAACCTCACGGCCGACATGACGTCGGCCGACACTACCTTCATGGTGGACCCTGAGACGACTACCAACCTGTCCAAGGGTCTGGTGGAGATCGGTGACGAGCTTTTGCTCGTCAAGAACTACGACCGTTCTACCGGAACGGTCACCGTAACCGCAGGCATCAACGGGCGGGGAGTAGAGGGGACTACGGCTGCCGCTCACTCGAATCTCGCGATCGTCACCGACGATCCGATGTACCCCCGAGCCAGGGTGAAGGAAGCGATCAACGACACGATCAATGCCACCTATCCGGACCTCTGGGTGTTCGGTGATACCGAGTTCCCGAAGATCGCGGCACGCTACGAGTACCCTCTCCCCGCCGACGTCGAAGACGTGTACAAGGTCACGGTCAACACCATCGGACCTTCGGCCGTCTGGTTCCCTTTGAGTTCATGGCGGTTCAACCCTTCGGCATCGACAACGTCCGGCCAGGTGAAGCCGACGCCTACGCCTACCGGCAAGTCTCTTCAGATCATGCGTGACTTCATCGTTCCGGGCAGGAACGTGCGAGTGGAGTACATCAAGAAGCCGAACACGCTGACCAGCGGCACGGATGACTTCGCCACGACCACTGGATACCCCGAACGGTACATCGATCTCATCACGTACGGCGCCTGCTGGCGCCTGCTTCCTGCGTACGAGTCTGCACGTCTTCAGCAGCAGGCCATAGAGGCTACTGAGAGGGCTCCACTGGTACCTACAGGGGCCGGAAGCAACGCATCCAAGTACTACATGGCCCTGTACCAGCAGAGGCTGGCAGAAGAGCGTACACGGCTTCAGCGCCTGTTCGACTCGTATCAGACTTTTAACGGCTGAGGAGGACCATGCCGAACTCTCGCTTCTATTCGTCCATCGCTGCGGTTACCAACCTTCAAGTGACTGCCAACCCCGGCGACACGAGCATACAGGTGGCCAGCTCTACCGGCTGGCCCGGCTCGTTCCCTTACATCGTCTCACTGGACTACGGCTCAGCAACTGAGGAACTGGTGCTCGTCACTTCCGGTGGCCCGAGCAACTTCACGGTGACCAGAGCCTACGACGGCACGTCGGCCTCGACGCACAACGCTGGCGCTGTGGTTCGCCACACGTCCTCGGCCATCGACTTCACTGATTCGAGAACCCACGAGGCCTCGATTACCGGTGTCCACGGCATCTCCGGCACCTTCGTTGACACCACGTCGGTCCAGACCCTGACCAACAAAACCCTGACCGCACCGATCATCAACAATCCGACCATCGGCGGTACCGCTTCGGGCGGTACCTTCACTGGCGCCACCCTGACCAGTCCCACGATCAACACCCCGACCATCAATACTCCCACGATATCGGGAGGATCGGTCTCGGGCACCGTATCCGGAACGCCCTCCTATACCGGTGTCCATACTTACAGCGCGGTCATCAACGCCAATGGCGGAGTGCTCTCTACCAGCACTCCCGCTGGCAGTCTTGCGTTCGGTGCGGCAGTCTCCGGCGACGTGAACAGCAGATTCCGGATAACCAACGACGGTATCATGTCCTGGGGTGACGGGACCGCCACGCAGGACACAACCCTTCAGCGTAGCGGTGTAGGCTTCCTGAGCCTCAACGGCTCCCTTACCGCGACGGGCAGCGTAACCGCTGCCGGTAACTTGCTCGGCCAGGACATCAGCCTCACCACCACCACATGGACTACGTTCACTCCGTCATGGGCGGGCCTCGGAACCGGAACGCTGGGAACCAACGTGGGCTGGTACAAGAAGATCGGCAAGATAGTCCTCTTCGAGGTCTATTCGGTATGGTCGGCCAACGGTTCCGGCAGCACCGGAGTGTCTGTCGATTTCCCGACCACCCCGTTCCGCGACGGGAACGGATCTCACACCACCAGGCAGGCTGTCACATCGTACATAACCGGCTCCAACGGTGGCGTGATTGACGGCCTTGGAGTTATGTACGCGTTCGCCTCCGACTCCGGCGTCACGGGGGCCACGTTGCGTCGCTTTGATGGCATCCAATGCCAGGGCAGCAACTTCATCAGCGGCAGCATCGCAACCATCCAAGGATGGTACAGGGAGGCGTAATGGCAGACATCGTCCACCCGATCCCGTGGCAGATCTCCAACTTCCTGCCCGGCACTCCGAACTCTGGCGGCTATGCGCTGTCGAGCTATCAGTTCGACTACGCCCTTGGGGGCATTCCGTTCCTGTCGGCCACGCGTGATGCGTGGCCGTACTCCGAGGGCATGGCAGAGATCAGGAAGCAGCAGTTCGACAGCTCCGCCGAGCCTGGCGAACAGTCCATCTACGGCTGGTGGCTCCGGTCTCAGAATTCCTGGACCTCTGGTGCTGGCCTGCTGTACCAGGACCCGGATGTTGTCAACCCGTACACTCGCAGCTTCGACCTGAGATTCGATGACTCGCTCGGGGTGGACAACTGGACTCCCGGCCAGGCCACACTGCTCAAGCAGCCCGTCTCGAAGTACAACGTAGGCGGTACCTTCGCGAGGGTCCGGGGGTATGTCGACCCTTCGGGGGTCGATGCCGCTTTCTACATGGACGGCAACCTGCTGTACAAGATGACCGACTCGACCAGGACTGCTATCACTACTGGCTCTGCTGGTACCGCTCTTGGCTTCACCAACTTCGGTACCTCCTGGTTCCTTCTGGCTACCGATGGCATCTGGAAGGGCGTAGACACCGGGGCGGGGGCGAAGATCTGGAACGCTCCTGCTGGCACGCTGACTTCAGGCGTGATCGAGGTCGTCAAGCAGCGCCTGATAGCAGGCTGGAACAACACTCTGTACATTCTGGATTCCAATGGAACGGGCGGTCCAGTGCTCCCTGCCTCTTGGTCGGGTGGCACGGGCCTCGTGCTCAGCCATCCTGACACCACCTGGCAGTGGACTTCGGCAACCGAAGGCCCGAGTGCTATCTACGCAGCAGGCTACAACGCGACAGATTCCAGTATCTACAGGTTCGTGTCCGACCTGTCGTCGTCCACAGAAACGTTCGTTCCTATCGTCACGGCACAGCTCCCCCGAGGGGAGCTGGTCAGGACTATCTACGCCTACGTTGGAACCTTCGTCGGCATCGCTACCAACAAGGGCTTCAGGGTGGGCGAGCTGGACGCCGGTGGTGACATCTCGTACGGTCCTCTTCTGTTCCAGCCGACTGGCGGTTGCCAGTCGCTGGCAGGGTTCGACCGCTTTATGTATGTGGGTACCGCGAACGCGCACGACGGCGCTACAGGCGTCTTCAGGGTGGACCTGGGCACCGCGTACACCGAGGCCTCCACGAGCGTCCTGCGGTACGCCTACGCCCGCGACGTGTACTCCCCCAATCAGACTGGAACAGTCTCCTCGGTGTCCATCTTCGGCGCATCGGGCAGGGTTGTGTACACCATCGCCGGTAACAGCATCTGGCTTCAGTCGGCTACCGACCTGTATCCAACCGGGTATCTCCGGACGGGCAGGATCAGGTACAACACAGAAGAGCCGAAGCTGTACAAGTTCATGTCGGTGTCTACACCAGACCCGCTGGCGGGCAACCTGGCACTGTCGATCATCGATATCCAGGGAACCGAGTGGCCGTCACTGACGTACACGCCAACGCTCAATCCCGAGACGAACGACGTGACCATCTCTCAGCCTTCGGGCAGACAGATATGGATCAAGCTGAAGTTCGTTCTCAGTCGGGGGTCAGACGTAACCAAGGGAGCCATCCTTAACGGATGGCAGGTGAAGGCGCTGCCCGGCTCCATTCGCCAGAGGATGATCAACCACACCTTCCTCCTGTTCGACGAGGAGAAGGACAAGGGCAACCAGCGAGTCGGTACCGATGGGTACGCTCGCTCCCGCTTCGAGGCTTTCAAGGAGCTAGCCCGAGAAGGGGATGTCGTCGTGTTCCAGGAGCTGATCGAAGATCGCTCAACTTTGGTAGTCATCGACGACTGGAAGTTCACGCAGCTAGCTCCGCCGGGCCCTGGGGGGGCCGCTCTAGGTGGTTACCTGACTGTAGTCTTGAGGACGGTAGCCGAATCAGTCTAAGGAGTGGGAATGTGATAGACGTCGGATCGGCAGTGACTATCGCCAGCAGTCTAGGCGTAGGCCTCGGTGGGTACATAGGTGGGCGCCTTCAAGGGCGCTCCACCACCAGCCAGATCGCATCGGACACGGTCTCTATGCTCAGCGAGCAAGTGGACCTACTGAAGAACGATAAGGAGTCCAGCGAGCTACACATCCTGGACCTGACCCAGCGAGTAGCAGTCCTTGAAGGACTGGTGACCCAGCGGGCAGAGGTGGAGGAGTTGTCCGGCAAGGTGGACCTGGTGAAGGATGCGGTCGACCGCATCGCCGTGAAGGTGGGAGCGTGAAGCGCCCGAGTCACGACGTTCCTGACTCTGTCCCCGCCTGGTATAAGCCGCAGCCCAGGAGTCCGTTCCTGGTGTACTCGTCCGACACGATCATAGATATCCAGCGCACGCTGTCGTGCGCTGAGACTGGCGAGATGGACGAGCCGACCATCAACCACATCAAAGGGTTGCAGCACATCAGCGGCATCGACCCTAGCGGAATCATCACACTAGAGACGGCCCAGGCCATTCAGAGATTGCGAGACCGATATGGCAGCAACGATAATCTTCAGCGGTAACCTTACAGCGAACACTCCTAGCGCATGGGTGGCGATACCGCCCTCGAACAAGTACACAGTCCAGGCGGTTGGGGTCTATCTTGACTCCATCGACTACAGCGTTGACGGAGTGAACGCCTTCAAGCTTGTCACCAACCAGGCAAGCACCGTTGGTACAGCGCTCGGCTCCGCCTTCACGGTCAACACCCCAGTCGCATGGGCGAGAGTCAACCCGGGGCCGAATGCATATACCGGGGTGCTCGTCACCATCGTAAATCCGTAAGGAGTCAACATGGCAGCCAAGCCTAAGCCTTCTGGTTTCCAGAAGTTCCAGAAGGGAACGCCGCCCAAAAAGGGTGGCGCCCTGCCTGCGAAGGTAGCCAAGCCCGTCAAGGGCAAGAACCGAAAGGGTAGCAAATGAGTTCAGCAGCAGTAGATGTTACCGAGCGTACCGCAGCCACGTTTGCGGTAGCGTTCCTGTCTGTGTTCAGCTTCAGCGACCTGAGTTCGTGGCATGACGCTGCGATCGCCGGTGGTGCGGCTGCGCTGACGCTGGTGAAGGCATCGCTGGTCCAGTTCCTGGGCAAGTGAGCGACCGAGGGGCCCTGGGTTAATTCCCAGGGCCCCTCTTTTTTTGTGCCCTGCCTCAGTCGTTCCAGGTGTACGCGATGAACAGGACCACGCAACAGAGAATGAACAGGCCTAGCATGTCAACCCTCCGAACTGCACAGTAGGCAGACTCGGTGGACCACGACATGACCATCGACCGTGACCGACTTAAGCACGTAGTTGTGCTGACCGTTACTGGAGTTGGGACACATTGTCAGCCCTCGGGATCGTTGATGAACTGCTCGTAGGTGTCGGCCTCGTTGAGCGAGGCCTGCTTCCGGTTGGTCGCAGCCTCGGTGTACGCGGCCTTGGTGCTGCCACCCTTGACGTCGGACAGTCGGGCCTCAGTCTCCTTGCTGGACTGGCGTGCATCCTGCCAGGCGTCGTACTTCTTACCCATCGGTCAAATCCTTCCATCGCTCGGCTTCGTTCTGTGTCGCCTGCTTGAGCAGGCTGTCGGTCTCCTCGTACCTGTCCTGCGTGCTGCCGCCCTGAGAGTCCAGGTGCTCAAGCTCGGACTGCCTCTTGTCCTCTGCGGCCCGCTGCCACTTCTCGTACTTACTCACTTCGATCCTCAGAATCAGGCGACCTCGGCTCCGCGTGACTATGACTCGCCTCATCGCGGTAGTGCTCCAGCGCCTTCTGGACCTCCTGAACGAACCAGCTTCGACCCTCTTCCTCGCTGTTCGGAAGGTCATCGTAGATGTTTGACCAGTCGCCCGAGAACTCGAAGTGCAGCGTGGCCGCAGCCTGAATACCATGCTT